TTTTTTCTCATATCTGTGAGATTTTCGTCCGTTTCGCTGTAGGAGGTTAAACAGACGAAGGAGAATCTTTGATAATTCTTGGGTGTTTTTATGTAGTGCTTGATGAAAAAGTAAGAAATAATCTTTAATTATGTACATCGCTTTATATTCACTTAGTTCTTTCTGTTTCTTACGTAACAGGAGTTCTCTCATTTTAAACATAGTAGAAGAACATAATAGGATACTAATGAGTTGTCCATAAAGGTGGCATTCTAATCGCTCTTGTTTAATAGATTTACAACGATGAATTCGAAACCAAGATTTCCATATTTTAAATAACAGCTCAATTTGCCAACGCAGTGAATATAAATCATAGATTTTCTCTTTCGGTACCCATTCCGTAGGAATGTTTGTCATATATACCGTAATTCCTTGTAAAAGTTTCGTACGCTCTGTATATGTAATCCCTTTTTTCTTTTCACGAATAGCTCGATCATGTAGACGTTTCTGTTTTTGCTCCTCTGTACATCTATAAACCACAATGCGAGTGGGTAGTTTGTCTTTGCTCCCTACATATACATCATGTAATTCATACACTTGGCCAGGTTGTAATTGGTTCATGATGTCTTCCAAATGAATTTGTATATATACCGGTCTCAATTGAGCAGGTTTTGTTTTAAATACCACTGTTTCGAATTCTTTTCTATATATTTTAGTTGGTAATTTAAGACGCGATAAATAATACCCTTCCTTATCTTGGATCGATTTAAAGTCTTGTAAACGAAAATACCCTAAGTCACGAATATATAGTTCATTCTTTTGTGTCATGTCCATTCGAGTCGCCCCATATGCCTGATCACTTCGTTTTCCTGGTTCAATTTTCACATCAGAAAACTCTCCGCTCAACAAGTCATACTCTAATTGAATTTTCACACCAGCTGTATGACTACAGCCTCCGGCACCAGGATAAGTAGCTGCGAATCGATCTGGAACTTGAAAGGTTGTAGAATCAAGGATGCGAATCCGCTTAAAGTAAGCAGAAAGAGAATGAGAAATTGTAGATGATCCTCCAATTTTAGCTTGTAGAAGTGTAGTAAATACATTTCGAAAGAAGGCTACAGAAGCCGAGTTAAATCGTCGATTCAGTCCCTCAGGACTTAATAAAATTCCTGTTGAAGTTTCTAATTGACTACAAAGTTGAGTAAGAGAGGTTGTAGCGATTTGTTGATTTAACCATACACACAAAGATAAAAAATGGTGCCCATGGCACTTACGTTTTCGTTTCATTCCACCTGCTTCTATAGCTAATTGATTAAGTGTAGCGGGAGACATATATCGATATAACTCTTCGGCAAATAAAGACAGCTCTTGTTTTTGATGCATATTCATAAAAAGCACGTCACCCTTTCTCATTAACATAAGAGAATAGTAACGTGCTTTTAAGTTTAAGAATAGTCTAAATCCTTAAGTTGATGGATGTGGGGTTAACCCTCTCCTATATTATTTTGATAATCGTTTAAAATTTTAAATAGGAGGTAATCAAAGTGAACATTAAGGATGAATATGTGTTAAAGCGCAGAAAAAAGAAAATTCGTTTGCGACAATTAGCCGAACATATTGGATGTTCACAATCATTAATCAGTCAATATGAGACAGGTAATTGTGAAATGGATAGAGTTAAAATTGATAAGTACAAAGAATTTATAGATAACTTTTAAAAAATACTTGACAATTTAGTTTTATGTAATACATAAATTTGAAATGTGTAACAAAAAATGTTATACTATATACAGGATGAGGAATCATCCAAATAAATTAAAAAAGATAAGTTAAAGGAGTGAAATATGTGGAAGTAGTAGAAACTTAACTCTTTTACTCAATCAGCACGTGAGTAAAAGGGAATAAAGGAATAATACATAACACTTATAAAATTTAATAATAAAATAAAAAGATAAAAATATGGTTTTATCAAACGTTGAAAACATAAATTAGTGCAAAAGTTTTAAGAGTGAAAGTTACACTTTCGCTAATTTATGAAGCAAGGTTTTAAAAAAAAAATTTCCTCAATGGGTATTTGAGGAAGCAGATTTTACAGTATGTATGAGCGATGATATCGATAGTTTAGTTGGTGCAACAATCCTCAAACAAGTTAAAGATTGGGAAGTGGAACATTTCTACGATTTCAACAATCTTTACTCCACAAATAAAAAAGACAAACGCAAAGCAGTCGGTGTTGATATTGCCCTTGTAAATGGCATGACATACGACAATCACGTAACAATGCTCTCCAACAAAAGTAAACCAAACATAATGAGTGCAAATCCAAACATAATTGAAAGAGTTTCAAGAGATAACTACACAGACAAATATGCAATGAGTACAGCATTGCTACTATACGCATTATATGATATTCCATTGCCTTCAACAGAAGATGGAAAACTAATGCTCATGGCAATTGATTCTAGTTACTTAGGATACTACGATTACAAAGGTAGATTTAGAGAAACCCAATGCAATTGGCTAGAAAAAATGGGCATGGAAGAAATAATTCGTCTTCAAGAAAGACATACATTAATGGACTTTGAAGAAGTTCAAAGAAGGTATAATTCTTCTAAAAAAATACTCTTAAATGACAGCGGTTTCTTAGAAACGAAAATGGATTTAGAGGGTATTAGTCAATTGTTGGAATTGGATATTATCCTGCCAAATAAACAATTTGAAATTAGAAAAGAATTTACTCGTAATATATACGATTTGAAAAATGGATGTACATATGATAATCAACTTGTTAATTCTCATTACAATCCATTTTCGTATGCTCTTACGAGTAAGAAGAAGTTAAATATGACGTTGATGTAATCAACGGTTAAATCCAAGAGAGGAAGATATATGGACATGAATAAATATTTTTTCTGTTACAGCACGAATTTACACGACTTTTTAAGATATGAGAAGGAATTAAGATTTATTTGTACAGCAATTCATGATAAGACAAATAAGCGTTTTTGGTTATTTGAAAGAACAGAAGAATTGGCAAAGGCATTAGTAGAATATCGTATCAATAGAGAAGAAAACGGATACATAAAAGGGTAATATTATATCAATTATTTTAAATTAAGGGGAAATTTAAATGAAAATGACAACAGATAGTTATATCCAAATTCCAAACGTGGCGTTTGGGTTTGGTACAGAGTACAAATTAAACGACGATGAGTTAAAGGTGTTTGCTTATCTTCAATTTATGAAGAATGTTGGCACAATGAATATCAGAACACATGTAACAATCATAGTGGAAGATTTAGGGTGGACGACTTCAAAAGCAAGTCGTGACAATGTGAAGGCAGGAAAAGCATTGGAAGGTTTAAGAGATAAAGGTTATATAACGTTATCTTTCAACGGTGATGTAAAAAAGAATGCACTAGCAATTGAAATAAACGATGAAATGAAGAAAGCGACAGCAGAGGGGAAAGTTAATTGGAAACAGAATCCATTCAAATTCAAAGGTTTTACGCCAATTAAATCAAGTGAATACAATCTAGCAGGAGGAGATGATTATCACCTAACAGTTATGGCTTACCATAATTGGAGAAATAACGCACAATTCGAATATCCTATTTGCGACAAAGAATGGTGTGAAGTGCTGGAATTAGGCATGACACGAACAAGGGAAATCATTAACGATTGCACATTTCTAACAAAGGTTTCTGGTAAAAGATATCAAGATGAAACTGGACAATGGAAGCAAGAAACAAACCAATATGTAAAAAGTATGTCTATTAAGACGAATTTAAAAGAAACCGAAACAACAAATAAAAACTTATCCTTCCTTGAAAGAGAGAAAGAAAAGGTAACCGACTTATTGGTTAAATTTGATGATGTTGTTTTTAGCGAAATCTTTGACAAAACAGTCAAATTTGATTGGAAAGGTTACAGAGCATGGAAAGAAACTGAATGTGACATTGTAAAACAAGCAGGTGCTAAGAAATTTGAAATTCTTGAAAAAGCAGGTCAAGGTTGGGTTAGAGAGAAACTTGAAACAGAATATCAAGATTATCTATCTAAACAAAAACAAGTAGAAGCACATTTTAAGCGTATGGAAGCACAGATGGAACAAGAAGATTGTGTTGACATGGAAGAATGGCAAAAACAGCAAGCAAAGAGGCGTGCAGAGAAAAAAGCGAAGGAACCAAAATGGGATTTCTTTGATGAATGTATGTAAGGAAGAAAGAGGTTTAAGTAAAACGACATTAAAGGAAGCATTAAAGAAAGTTACAAAAGAGAATCGGATGTATTTTAATTATAAATTCCCAGATACAAGATTTAATCAAACTATTCAGCCCAAAAATGAGGAAGAATTTCTTATTTCAGTTGGCAGAAAAACTATGAATGGTTTTACAAATTGGGAAAAGACACCAGAGTATGCGAATTTGGTGGCACTATATTTACAATCGTTAATGATTGATGACATTAGATTGATGTATGATGCAGTAAGAGAGAAGGCAGTTGATGGTGACGATAAAGCCATTGGCACATTCCTTAAACTGTACAAGGAAATCAATTCTATCGTGAAAGGATTCGAAACCATCTCTAATGAAGATGGAGAAGATGACGATGGGTTGATGGTGTAAGATGAGCAAGAAATTAACAACAAAAGAAAAACTAGAATTAATTAACAATGACCCTGTTTTGTGGCTTAAAAATTTCGTTAAAATCACGACTAATACAGGTGATTACATACCTTTTGTGGTTAATGACCAACAAAAGAAATTCATTAATGAAATGGGACGTTTTAATGTAATTGCAAAGGCAAGACAAATTGGTTTTAGTACAATGTCATTGGCTTTGTGTTTATGGATGGCAATGAACAGACCAAGAACAAATTATATGATAGTTTCCTATAAACAAGAGTCATCAACATCATTATTCGATAAATTAAAAATGATGTACGATGACCTACCACATGATAAATTTAAATTTCCAAAAGATACACAAAACAACCGTAACCAATTGAAATTTGATAATGGCTCATCTATTACACTTGCAACAGCAGGTGGTAAAGATGTTGGTCGTGGAACTACATATGAATACATTCTTTTATCAGAATTTGCATTCTATGAGAATCAAGATTCAATATTATTATCAGCAGAACAAGCATTGGCAAAGAGTAAAACATCAAAATTAGTAATTGAAACTACTTCAAACGGTTTCAACTCCTATCAAACACTCTTCATGAACGCATATAAAGGTGAGTCGAAGTACAAAGCATTTTTCTTTCCTTTCTATTCTTCCTCATACGCAAAACAATTCAAAGATGATTATGATGAAGCAGAAATATGGTACAAAGAAAATAATAAAGGAAAACGTCTTACTAAAGATGATTTAGAGCAAGACGAAATATTTTTACATAATCAAGGTGCTACTCTTAAACAGTTAATGTGGCGCAGGTGGAAATTACTTGATATGACTTTACAACAATTTTATCAAGAGTTTCCTGCAACCCCAATGGAATCGTTTATCAGTAGTGGATTAAACGTTTTCGACCAACAAAAGATTGTCGAACGCTTAAAATATATTAAAAAACCATTTCTATATAGAGATGTAAAAATATTCATTCCAGATAGTATTGCAAAATACATTGGAAAATCGTTAATGATTTATGAATTACCTGTTGAGGGTGTCCGTTATTATGGTGGCGTAGATACTGCAAGTGGTAGTGGTGGTGACTATTCTACTATCTCAATTTTAAATGCAGACGGTGAACAGGTGTTAAGTTTTTATGACAATAAAATTCCTGTTTATGAATTTGCTAAGTTACTTGATATCATTGGGAAGTTTTATAATTATGCCTTTTTAACAGTAGAAAGAAATTCTTTTGGTACGCCAATCTTAGAACGTTTAAGAAAAGAATATGAGTATATGAATTTGTACAAGCATAAAGTTTTTAATCAGCAATCAGGTAAAAAACAATTACAACTAGGATATCAAACTACACAAGTAACAAAAAATGTTATGATTACAGATTTAAAAGAACAATTCGAATTAGAAGTGATTTTTATAAACTGTCAAGAAACACTAGAGCAAATGCAGATTTTCATTGAAACAGATGGGAAAACAGGAAATAAAAAAGGTAATGACAAACATGATGATGGTGTAATTGCTATGGCATTAGCAATTCAAGGAATTAAGCAAAATAAATGGTATGTTTAAGGATAATTTTGTATTATTATATAACGAATATCTAATAGGAGTGGTTATAGTGAATATGAAAAACGTTAAGAATGATGTTGAGTTTGCACACAATGGAAAAGTATTTCCTGCAAGAGTAGACACATATTTTTATAATGGAAAGAAAATGGGAGATACATTGGTATTTACTTATACTGGTGTAAATGTAAGTATGCATTTTTCTGATGAAGATGCTTATCATATTATTGCAAAGCAAGAGTGTATTTTAATAGATAAACTAGGGGCAGAAGAATATAGAGTTCTTGATAGATATAGAAAAAGAGTAAAAGAAATAGAAGAATCACATGTGGTTATAAATGATAAAGTTTATAACCATTACTATGATAATTCAGTTAGAAGTGGGGCGACAGTATATCATGAAATGATGTTACAGATGAAGGATGGAGAGACCATTGATGGGACTTCACCGAGTCAATTTTTCTATGATGAGGATAGAAAAAATAGGGTGAAAACGTTTTATAATCTTACAAATAAAGTGACAAAGTATTGTAGGGAAAATAAAACTGAACCTAAGGATAGTACTTTGAATCTCGAATTAACACAAGAGTATAAAGAGAAATCAACTTGGATAAACGAGCGTAATAATTAGGAGGTATGGTTAATGGGGTATAATTATAGTATGCATGGGAAAACCAAACAGCAACAAATGATGGTTAAACAAAGGGAAAAGCAAGATGAAATTATAAAAGAAAATAGAGAACGATTGCGAAAAAAAGAATTTGATATGTATTTAATTTCTCAATCAAAAGGTTATGTTTGTGCTTATTGTGTTCCAGATGAATTAGAGATGTCAAAGGTGGATTATAAAACAAGGTATACAGCAGAAGTTACTTTGAAATGTCCTAAGTGTAATCATTCACAGGTAATAGAAATTAGTAATTTTGATATTTAAACAGTAAAAGCATCCTTAAAAAAGGGTGCTTTTTTATTTTGGAAAGGAAGAAAGAAATGGATTTAAAAGATTATATTAAAACCGTACATAACGGTAACCAATTCTGGTTTGTTGATGAGGTGTCTCATTTTGAAAACCAGAAAAGAATTTTAGACACAATTGAGAAGAAAAAATATTTGGACGGTAAACATGCTATCTCAAATAGGGTTGTAGAAAGTTATAATAATAAACCATATCAACAACGACAAGTTTTATTACAGTATGCAAAGTTAATTGTGAACCTTGAAACTACTTACCTATTAAAAAAACCGATAACTTTTACTGGTGAGGAAAAAATTGTTGGGGATATGCAGAGAGTGTATAAGAAAGGTAATTATGACAAGATTGACTTCGACCTGCTTAATAACTTAGTTAAGTATGGTAACGCATATGAGTATGTGTATATCAAAGATGATGGAAATGTGAGCAGTAAGGTCGTACCGACAGAATGCGGATATCCTATCTATAATGATGAGAACGACATGATTGCATTTGTTGAGTATTATACATCATTAGAGAGTGATTTCTATGTTGTCTATACACAAGAGGAAGTAGTGAAGTATTCAACAATTGGAGGAATGGATTTACGTGTTGTGGGTGCTTATAAGAATGTTAGTGGTCTACCAATTCACTATAAAACCGATAATGAACTGAGCAAAACATTTGGAAAGAGCGACTTGGATGACTTTATTAACATCATTGATGCTATGGAGGATTTATTATCTAAGTTTAGTGATTCATTCTATAAACATCATAATCCAATCCCAGTAGTTATTGGGCAACAACTAAAAGGAGAGGGGCTGAATCCTCATATCGTTGGTGGCGGAATTACTTTAGATGATGGTGCTGACTTTAAGATGGTAAGTAATGGTGTCAATCATAAGGCATTCGAGGTAATCTTCAATATACTTATGCAACAACTGATTAACATAGCAAGTGTTCCTGCTGTAGCATTGAATGCTTCTGATGTAAGTAACTTATCAGAGATGAGTATGAGAATGCTGTATCAACTTGCTGACATGAAGGGTGGACTCAATGAGCGTTACCTAAGAGAGGGGCTAGAGCAACGTAACAGCAAGATAGTGGGTCTGTTAGGTAAGCAAGGCAAGGCATACAGTGAAGATGCTATTGACTCGTTAGATATGGTATTCCACTATGCAAGACCAGTCAATGAGACAGAGGTCATTGATAACTTAGTTAAGATGTATGATGTTGGTGCAATCAGTATGGAGTCATTGGTTGCAATCAATCCATATGTTAGCAATGAACACCTAGAGTTGAAGCGTATACTTGAACGTGAGAAACGAGTTAGTGAGCAGAAGCAAGTCAATGAGCAAGTGAAAGCAAAGACAAAGGATGTAAAAGAAGATGTTGCAACTAAGAAAGAGGATGTAGTCGAGGGATAAGAGAGACATATGTGAGTATTGTGATTGTGTGTGGCGAGTTAGTAAGAACATTGTTATATCAATGTTTAGTGATGTAAAGGTATTACTTTCATGCGACACACTTTTAAGTAATGTATGTGTACGAGGGCATGCCGTGCCAGAAAACAAACGAACAAAATTGAGAGAGGTATTTAGAGAACGAATGTTCGAATTTCTCCTTTTTGTTCATTTTTGGGTTGGTGAATAAGTGCGTTTGGAAGGAAATGAACGCAAAACAAAAAACGAACATTCGGACTGAATCGTCAATAAATGTTCGTGTGATAGGACTGCCTATAACCTTAATTATGTAAACTACCACATAATTAGTATTATGGGGATACTTTATTATTCGTTTATTGTTCATTTTTGGTCTTGTTGAGTGGGTGTATCCGAACAAAACGTTTACCCTATGTTAGCGAAATACTCCTATAGCCAACCCTTCAACACACACCCTAAAAAATTCAAGAAAGGAGAATCCATAATGTTTGATTCTATCCTAAATTTACCTAGTCAATCTCTATTATATCTTGAAAACAAAATCAAATCAATGTACCCAACATTAAATCCAATCAAACAACGTCCATTAATGACAACAGAACAATATGAAGCAATTTATCCATATGTTGCAGACATGTTGTATCAAGAATTATCATTCACTTCATATTGTTCAACCCTTATTCATTTTAAAGATGATGAGAACATGGGATATGAAGTTAATGGAATCAAATTGAATGGATTCTACATTTCGGAACATCACAACGCTAAAACACATATATTCGTATTTACATACGAAGGAATTTGGCTCTATAACAATGAGCCATTGGATACACCAACTTATATTCAAGAGTACATTAACAGATTAGTTTGCAACTCTCATGAATGTTTAATATATAACAAATCAATTATAAAGGAGAATATAGATATGGATAATATAGAAAGATTACAAATGGAAATCGGTGGTATCGAATTGCCGTATGAAGAATTAATTGTGTATTTAGAGGAAGAAGGAATTAACGGTGATGCAACTTACAATGCGTCGTCAAAAGCCAACAAGAAAGCAATTTATGCGACTGCACTATCAATCTTAAATTCAATTGCAAACCAACCACACTTAATCAAAAACTATAGACAAGATGATATGACAATTGACAGTTTTGCTAAGTATTTGCAGTCAAGAGTTGACCAATTAGAAAAGAAGATTCGTCAAATGCCAAATGAAGATTCTGCACCTAGCAACTTCTTCAATTTATTTCAATAAGAAAGGAGGATAAAAAATGGATAAATTTAATATTTTTAAACTACAATATAACGCATTCAATGACATGATGTCATTAGCAGGTCAAGAAGTGTTTATAAATGGCGCTAAGAAGTATGGAATCATTACAAATACTGATACTCGAGAATTTAATGATAAATATCTTTCAACTAATTTTGCAATGATGCGTGGTGATTACATCTATTATAACGACATGTATTGGATGATTTGGAATCAAGTAAATGTAACACGTTCGGAAAATTATAAAGGGATTATGAGACAGTGTGAGCACAATATCATATTTAATTTAAAGTATGCGGATGAAACAAGTAAATATCTTTTGAAATGTCCTGCGGTTATTCAGCGCACAAGTGATTACACACAGCATTATCAAAGCACAGTATCAATGGTTACAATTGATTCAGAGATTCATGTGTTTGTAAGGGATACTTCTTTGACCAGAAAAATTATGAAACTTGTTGGTAAAAGCGATGGACAAATAATTATAGGAAACAAAAATTATAGTATTATCGGTGTATCTGTTGAAAAGAAGGGATATTTAAATATTACCTGTCGTTTGGACAATACAACTTCTTTTTCTGATTATGTTAATGAAATTTATTGGAGAGAAACTAGACCTACTGATTGGGAAAGTCAAATTGATGATTCTTTATTCTACCGTGAAGGTGTAACACCTACATTACCTAGTGCTCTTAATGGATTACAAACCAATGTTGGTGAAATTAAGGGTTATGATATTAAAAATCAAACACCTACATCTCTTGGAGAGATTAGTTTCTCTTGGACACACGATGATAATAAAGTTAAGTATCGTGAATGGGAGGGATATAAGGTTGTATTTTTAAAGGATAATGTGGAGATTTCAACTACTACAACTATATCTGATTCTATTAATTATACAAACTTGCAAGCAGGTGAGTATTTTATTAAGGTTTCTATTCTATTTAATACATATGTAGAAGATGAAGGAAGTTTAGCGCAGACATCTAATAAATTTCAAATTAAAGATGAAACTGTTAAACCTTTACCACCTAACAATTATGAAACTAATGTATCACCAATGGATATTAAAGCAGTAGGAGAAGTAGCCGAAGATGGAGATGGGATAGTTACTTATACATGGGGCAAAGATGTTAATGCTGAAAACTATTCTGGCTTCGTTGGTTATACACTTTATCTATATCGTAATGGTACATATTCTTACTCATTAAACTTTGATAAAGATGTAATGTCTTATAAATGGACTAACAGAGGTGAGGGTACTTATTCTGGTAGAATCTGTGCACGTTTTATAAATGGTGAAATAGAGACATTAGGTTCAGAGAAGTTTTTTGGAAATGTAACAGTTCAAAATAATTTTGACAGCGGTGACCCTTGGTAATAGAAATATTGGGTGTATCTCATGATACGCCTTTATTTTTCTTTATATGGCGCTCTAGTTGTTTTAGATGTTTTGGTATTGGATTAGTTCTTAAAATCTGGTACAAGCAAATTTGAGAGGTCGTTTTTGAGGTGGGAATCTTTTTGATTTTCGTTTTCGTGATTTGGTTTAATATATATAGAAGTTAGCAAATTAGGAAAATCCGAAACCCCTTGATAACAAAGGTTTTTATCCTGTCTCAAAAGTACCTAATTATTAATCTTGACACCCTCTTAGACACTTTGTAGTGTTAAAATGATTGCTTAAACTGCAATGGGATATCATTTTTTGTCCTGTTTTGGTCAAAAAGCGAAATTAGTTCATCAGAAAATGTCCATTTTAGGACGAAAAGTGATAAGACCTATATCAAAAAATGAACAAAAATGGACAAAAAGTGATAGGTATAGAAAATAGATAGTAAAAAGAATAGATAGTATAAAAGGAAGGTCGCTAGCGCTCCCCTATCTTTCTTTCGCTAACGCTCTCCAGTTCGCCTTCGGCTCATTACCTCACTTCGTTCGGTGGGGCTTCGCCCATTCTTTTACACAATAAAAAAGAATGTTTTAAATGAATTTTAAATAAATATCCAAAAAAATATTGTACAACTTGTTTATTAATAATTAAAACAATCATAAGATTAATTTAAATCTTACATAATATAAATTTCATTCATATGGTAAAATATGATATTTTTATTGTTAGGAACTATTAATTTAAAAGAAGGGGATAAATATATGGCTGTAGAGAGGTTGCGAAGAACCGAATACGCTTTGAAATTTGCTCATGAACGTTTAATAAGAGCGTTTAGTGTTCCGAACGATGAGAATAAAATGTATGCAACATTAGGTGAAACTTTGTTATGGGTAGTTGCCATAAACGATTGGCATATGGAATTTAATAAAGGGGATTACTCACACAGACAAAAACAAGATACTAGAGGGAATTTGTTATTTGGTCTAAGACATGCCTACAACATGGTGAAACATAATATGAATTTTATAGAATTACATAAAACAGAAGCAGTACCGCAGTTCACTTTCCCAGTTTTTGAACCTCCTGTAACTCTTTGTTTAATAAAGGTTTTGTGGAAAGATATTCGTAATATTTCATGTGAGAGAAGATATGAAAATCAAAAACAGAATTATATTGAATATCTACAAGGAAAGGAGGTTTTAGAAACTATTAATCAAGCGATTGATTTCCTGTTAGAGGAAAATGAGAAATATGAATAAACATTTAGTAAATAATGAATTAAATCAATTTAATAAAATAAACGTTTATCAAGGGGCGGAGTATATGAAATGTAAAAATAAAAATCTGGTGCTTGCTTTTACAATGATTGTTATTTTCTTATTGCTTATGGGATGTGAAAATAACAAAGAAGAAACGTTGGCAGATAAAGCGTTTGAAGAAAATTCGAAAACAGAAGATAGAGTAAAAGAGCAAGAGGATGCTCAAACAGAAGAAAAGAAAAAGGAAGCCAGTGAAGCGGTTTTAAAGGTATTACCTGGGCAAGTTAATACTTTAATTTCTTATGTGGATGATGTTGCAGATAAGATAAGTAACAAAGCAACAACAGATGAAGAGTTAAAAGAAAAATTGAGGGGATTAGAGAAAAGCATCTATAATGTTGAACTTAGTGTGAAGTATTTACCAGAAGAATTTGAAAATGTTGAGACGAACATTAAAAATTTATCGAGTAACTCAAAAATATTTATAACTGAATCAGTTAAATTCCATCAAGGGAACGGTAATGCAGGTGAAGTAAAAAAACTAATGTCAGAGATGTTAGAGGACATTGTTGCAATAAAAAAGGTTCTACCTTTAGATGATACAGATAATGGTTTTTATTCGGTATCCTCGATGAAAGATTTTATACAAAAGCAGTAGAAGATTTTAACGTGTGAAGTGACAATTAAAAAAATAGATGAATGCTAAACCACTTTTGTATAATATAATAGAATTTTATAGACAAATCACTTTAATATGTGGTATGTTTTCCTTAACAGAAAAAGTGGCGGAAAACAGTCGTCAAACCTTGATATATAAGGTTTTTGATGCAAATGGGACAAAAACCTTCCCAAAAGAAAATCAATCAAATGATGAGCGCAATGAACAAGCAACAAATGAAATAAGCGCTAAAAGACACTCGCTAAGAGTGTCTTTTCTTTTTGATATGGACAGAGTTTAA